CTTTATACCTTTGAGTTGATAATATAATATTTGTTGTTGGATCTACTGTCATTCTTCTGTTGTTGCTACGTAAAGTTTATAAAAACGATTGATTGCTGTTTTTCCATTGTTTAAACCAAAGTAGAAGTGGTATGGTGCTCCAACAACAACTGATTGAAGTGCGTTTGGACCTGTTGGTATTCCTTGTGATGAAACAGGAACAGGTTGTCCTTGAATAACTCCCGCGGAACTTGGATTAGGGTTGTTATTTAAGAAGTTTGATATAAAACCAAATCTAGTTGTTGGTGTTATGTATTTTTCTTGTGGCGATGTAAAATCTAAGTCTTGATATCTTTTCTTGGTAAATCCTGTTGGGAAAGTGTTTGTATACCAATTATTATCTTCAGATCCAAATATGTTAGGTGTGCCGGCCGAATTTTGTGGTAAAGATATTGTCCATCTATAATGTGGGACTTCTTGAGATTTAGAATATCCAAACTTTTCTTCAATAAGAGGATTAAAGTTATATGTTTCAATTCCTGGTGACATTATTTTTCTGTATCTTTCTTCATTAGTGTTTGATGAGAAAAATAACCCCATTATTGGTTTTATATCATTAGAGTTTATCTGTCCTGTAGTTCCGTTTTGATTATCACCAAAATAAATGTAGTTAGGTGCTGGTATGTTTTCAGTTATGAAAGGTGAAACTTTCCACTCTGAATTGATTGATAACATTTGTGACCAGTCACCATCAATTCTATAACCACCTCGTGTGCTATTGAAAAATTGAATGATCCCTTTTCCTTCACTATTATTTCCTCCATTTGATATTGGTAAAATTCTTTGTCTTACTCCTTCATTTAGTATTCGAGATAAAAATCCTAATTGTATAATATCAGAATTATCTTGGTATGATGTAGATTTTAATTGATCGGCATAATATGAACCAAAACCATCAATGCCCGAACAACAGATTTCATTAATAAAATAATCTCTTGGTCCTAAATCCACAACGGTTGTTGGAAACTGAATTTGTTTTTGATTATATCCAAGACCGGGAAAATCTAAAAAACTTTGAGGTAAATTTGGATTAGCGGTTGGTGAATTTTTACCAACGAATTGTTGTGTGTTTTCATTCCATGGCGAAGATCTATAATAGAAAGTGTTTGATATGTCATTATATAAAATCACATCTTGACAATAATCATAATTTGGTTGTGCCTGAATATTGAAGGTGGTTTGTTTATTAAAGTTAAACATATATAAAACACCATTAACCCAATTGTTTTGGAACACTTGGGCGAATACACCTCTACACGCCGCAAAGTTCATTGTAAAACGAACTTTCCATTCTAAAAATAATCTAACATCATCACCATATTCTTTAACATATTTTTTGTTAAGTAAACAATAACAACCATTAATCATTCTGTTTGCTGGAACTGAACATAAAGTTGACGGTAATACTCCGACGTTTTGTCCTGAACCAGAATAACATGCCAACGGAACCATACCCTCACAAGTTAAGGTGCTTGTTAATGCTTCTGTATTCGGATCTAAATCAAAAGACTCACCATTTGCCAAATCACCTCCAACAAAAATCTGTGGTGGGGCATTATTACCACCAGGTGCATAAATTGTAAAGTTATCGTTTTGATGAAGACCAAAACCTGTTTGTGATCCGGCACCATTTTGTGTTCCTGTTGATGTTGGTAGTCTATCACTTCTCATTACAATATTATTTGAATTTGAAAAGTTAACTCCCGGTAAAGTATATCTATAATATGCTGGTGAGTATGTTGCCGTTAAAGCCGCTTGAGATGTAAAATAAGGTCCATTACCACTGCCCCCTGCAGATGGGTGATTATAGTATTGTTGTTTTTGACAATCTTGATCACACCCTGAACTATTTCCTTGAGTAAACAATTCTGCCGGTGGGATATTAGTTGGTAAGGTATAGTTTGTTCCACTATTCCATCTAAAATATGTTCCGCCAACAGTATAGAAAGAAAATGGCGGTAATAACGGCATATTAGACCCATTAATAAGTGTTTGGTTTAAACTTATGGTGCTATTTGAATTATTACTCCACAAAGATGGAACGGGAGTATATAGTGATGATAATGTATCATCAGTGCTTAAGTAATAATATGGTAATTCAGATGTAAATCCAGTGTAGTTTGATGGATCAATCGTAAATGTATAAGACGGGTGATATAAAATCGCATTATTATTGTTTACAGTGTTATGTGATTGTGGTTTAATTTGATTAGGTTGAATTGGGATATTCAAATAATACTCACCTTCTACTGTTACTTGTTGGTTTAATGTTGTGTATCCAAAAATATGGGATAAGTCATATTTTATAGTTTGTTTAGCGGTAAACGGATCAACACCTCTAACAAAAATACAAACTTCATAATTTTGGTAATCACTCATAAAGGTTATTACGTCACTATAAGTTTCTTGTATAAATCCATTTAAATTACAATTAGGTCTAATATAATCTATGTTGTGTCTTAAAAATGTTTCAGGGAAATAACCACTCGTATTAATATTAATTGAGTTAAAATCAGAATATGTCATACCAGTTATAAGTTGGAAATATTCTATGTCGGTCGCATATTGTAAATATGATTGTTCCACTGAAGGATTTGTTGGGTCGGCAATTTGACTTACTTGTGGTGAAATTATATCAAAGGTTGTTGGTATTCCACCACTTGGGTTGGATGGGTTTGCATATGTCACAGTAACAGATGTAGTTCCTGTTATTGTTGTCCCTGTAATCGCATTATTACTAAATTGGTTTGTTGTTGCTCCTGTTAAGTTTACCAATCTATTAGTCGATGAGGTTCCCGTAAAAGTGGGATCTTGGAAAGTAATTAAATTACCAACACCTAATGTTGCCGTAGTTCCTGGATTCATTAAAACAACAACAACTTGATCTAAATACGCTGTTGATAAATTATTAATAGTGGGATTAACCCAAGTTTTAATTTTATTAATACCCGTGTTCGGAGTATTAGATGTGTTATTATAAAAATATTTATCTCTTGTATTAAACTCATTTAATTTTTGAGCCAAAGTTACTGAAGTTGGGAATGCGAAATACCTACTATCGGCAGGATTGTTTCCATTTTTCTTAGCTGAAAATAAAAACGGTTGTGGTGCTTTTAACAAATACGCTTCGTTTTGTATATATTTGTTTGGATCTGTTGAGCTTAATACATCATAACCTGAAAACATTCTTTGGAAATCTAAAACAGCCCTTACAACAACGTCACTAGAAACATCGTCGTTTCCAATTAAGGTTGTAAATGACTCAAACTTCCCTCCAAACCCAAATCCACAATCAAACGGTTCGTCATTATTTGAATTCAATTCTAAATTGGGGTGTGATACATTATACGATTGAGGTGTGTTTAATGGTGCAATCAATGAACTCGGTTGTGTTGTTTCTAAATCATAACTACCTGTGCCTCCACCACTCAAACCATTTTGAGCGTCTTGTATTTCTTGTTGTATTGAGTTAGCATCAAAATCATCATCTAAACTTGCATTTCCACACTCACAATCACAGCTAGTGCAGTCAGGATATGCAATCATAGGAAGACCTATTCTTGGGAAGTTATCTATTCTACCATTTGCAGTATTATTAATAAAAAACTTTGTATAAAAGTATGTAAAGGCCAACCCTGCTGCGGTTAAAAATAATGCTTTAGCACCTTGAGCAATGATCTGTAAAATAGTTGCTGGTGATATTACAGGACCAACTGCGGTTACGTCAGTTAAACTTAATATATAATAACCTAAATCTATACCTGCAGAAACACCAAAATAAACAATAAGTGGACCTAAAAATAATAAAAGATATTTAAGAACAGGCCATAAAAGTGCAATTAAATGTGCAACAAATAGAAGTGTTAATATCGGAAAAGTTAAAATGTTTATTAAAATATTAAAAACGAAAAATATAAAATCAAAATTTCTAATTATATCATTTACAGGAAACGTATTGACCGTTGATTTACAACTTCTATTATCAATTTCTTTAATACCCAAATGTTTTGCCCTACCAATCCCATTTTTATATCGATCCAAAAACATTGCCGTTGTATAAACTTTATTGTATTTAAATTCATAAAAAGTATCTTCACAATCTATGGCATCTTGGGCGTTAGCATAGTCGTCCCAATCGGTACTAAACGCATACGATTTATATACATCAAACAAATCTTGAGGGTATGATGTAAATGAAATTGTTTGAGGTGATGATGGATTAATTGGTGTTGCGATAATCTGAAACTGATCTCCTGAGTTAAGTTGTATTGATTCAATACTTCCTAAATAAACTTGACCGTTAATAAATATTTGATATGATTCTACGTTTGTTGTTTGTGGACTCGCAAAACCAACATTCTGTGGAATAACGGCTGTAAATCCTGAGATCTGTCCCGCGGCCAATGTGTAGTTATATGTTCCCGCATTATTCGGATCGAAAGGATCTGTATTTGAATTGATCCACCCGTATTCTTTAACATTCGGAACTAAAAAGTCTGCTCTAAGAAAACTTCCTTGAAGTCCCTGTTCATTTTGCCATTTAAACTTGAATCTATATTTTCCTTTTGTTGGTATACCCTTTGTTGGATCATTTGATATGACTTGTTGACCGAATTCATTAGTGAATACATAATCCAAATTCATTGGGACATTTAATAAATAAGTCCCGTTATCGTCAATAACTTTTCCACCTTGTTCTATTTCATATCTTTCTAATATCGGTAATCCGTTAACATCAGAAAATATGGTTTGTCTAATTGCTTGTATTTCACCAGGTCCTGCGACTAATTCACAAAGATTTCCTGTATTATTTTTTGGTTTACATTTTACCTTCAACGCATCATCATCTGTTGTTGATATGATTGACCCCATGAATATTGCAGTGGGTTGTATGTTGATATTTGCTTGTTTAGTTAAATCAAAATCAACTCTTGTTATACCAACTTGACATAACTCAGCATCACCCCAAAAAGGACGAACATCAACATCAAATACCAAATTTTTAATTTGTGGTAATTCTCTAAGGTTTGTGGATGATTTAAATCTAGCACCATTAACTTGAGTTTCAGTTGCTAAACCTTGTTGTATTAAATCTTGTGGTGCCAAAGAAAAACAACCAATATCAGATAAGTCAACATCCATTACGATTGTTTGAGTTCCAACAGGAACACCAAAGATCATAAAGTCACCACTTTCATTTGTTGTTACAGTAAAACGATAATACTTATCATATACCTCAATATACGAATTATCCATTAGAACATCACCTTTGTTCGGAAATGAACCTGTTGATGTATGTCCGTTATAAGATGGTAATTTAGGTAATAAGTTATATCTATACCCTTCCTCGTTAGTGTCCGTTATACTCTTATACGGATATAGTTCAGAAATTACAGGGTTTAATTCATCCGCTTCTTCCAATGGTATGAAGACGGAAACTTTGGCGTTTGGAAGACCAAACCCATTGTTTACAAAAACTCGACCAACTACGACACCGTAGTCAGCACAAAATCTAGTATAAAGATCGTTGGCTAATATCTTTAAAGATAGTATCTCTAAAGATTCCCAATCTTGTTCTAAATTTACATTTATATATTTGTCTTGACCGACTTCGGTTCTTATTCTATACGATTTTGGCATTAAAAAATCAGTTTTTTCATAAATAGTTTATTTCCTATTTTGATAAAAATAATTCTATTTTGAAAAAAATAAATCTCTAAGAGAAATTGACTGATTTTAAGTTCAAAACTCTAATATTAATATCTTTGTTTGGATACCTTACTTGGTATATTTGTGTTGGTGTTGCAAACAAAGTATCTGCCGTTGGTTGAATTTGTCTTGTTGCAGGATCTGAATACGGCATTGATGTTTGTGCTGATGAATATTGACCTCCGACCTGATTGAAGAATGAAATGTCAGATATACTAACAATACCATTTTCAGCTTGTATTAATCTTCTAAGTTCAGAGATATTAACATTTTGTCCTAATTGTCTAACCAAAGGATTGAAGAAGTCTCCAACTATTTGAATTGTTTTAGAAATTATCGCTCCTTGATTTTGACTATTATCTAACACAACATCGACAGTAACCGCTAAGTCAATAACATCTGCGGATTCGATTGATATGTAGTCATTTATCATTCTATAGTTAGATAGATAATTTGCAACATTTTGT